AGATTGTTTGATGATAATACTGTTGATAACGACTTTATTGCTCATCCTGATTTTGTTTACGATAAATTGCTAGAGCTAGAGTGTGAAATCAAAAAACTCCAAGCTGAAAACGCAGAGCTTAAAAAGCTAACAGTAAAAGCTTTAGGTGAAGTAGGTCTTGAACTTGAAGAAGACACAAGAATAGGCAAAAAGGTAATGCCATTTGTAAGAGCTATTGTGTTAAGTAAGATTCAAGAGTTTAAGTAAGCCCTTAACGGGGCTTTAACTTTAATATATAATAAAGAGGATTTTAACTAATGGAGTACGAAGCATGGGTACAGGTGAGCAACGCGATCGTGATAACGGTGGCGAAACAAATAAAGACGATTAGTGGCACTGACTTATTATTCTACTCACTCTATGCAGCAGTAATGTTAATTGGGGTGAGTTTTAAAATAGAATCCGCAAAACCATCAAAAGTAATACCTCTAATTCTAACTCTTTTCTTTTCGGCGCTTGCATACCATCTAATGCTTAACGAGAAAGAATCAAATTACTACATAATAACCACAATGTTTTACGTACAGGCAATGTTTTACTATTCTAAGCTAAATTTAAAAACAGCAATAGCTTGTGCTATCATGGCGTTATATCTTTTTACAATGTCTAGGGAAGCGGCCTATTATGAGAATTATGGATCATCCTTTAGCGATGTACTTCACGATTCTTATTGGATGGTTATATTCCTACTTCATTGTATTATCTGCCTTACCTTTTTTTCTAGATGTGAATACAAGAGAGCTTACCTGGGGCTGCGTTCATGTGTACGTCGCACTTAGATTGATTGAAGGGCTGTATTTGCTATACTACCGTATAAGATACAGACAAATGCTAACTTTTAAATATGTCGAACCAGAATGAGATAACAGAACTCCGAAGTGATATTAAGGAGCAAACAAAAGAGATTGCTAACTTAACCACAAGCATCACTCAGCTAGTTGAGAGTTATAAATACCACAAAGAAGTCACAGATAGTCATACGCAAGAGATTAAAGTTTTGCATGAAGCTAATAACAATACTGATGCAAAGTTTAATGAATTCTTACTTGAATATAAGCCAGTTTTAGACCAAGCAAAAGCAAGCAACGAAAAGTACAAAGATACGCTATCAGAAGCAAAGAAGTTTTTTGATGGTAGAAGCATTACAAAGCAAAGGGCAATTACAGCCGTTGTTTGTGCATTTTGCATTGCTGTAGGCGCTAAAGCTCCAGACGTATTAAAACTATTTATGTAATTAAACCCGACAAGACCAAAGGCCATTAGTTTGGCTTTTTTTATATCTGTGCTAATATGATTACACAGCAATTCACTCTAATTGTTTTTGTTGATTCATAATTCACCTCGAAGCCCAATTTTCACAAGTTGGGCTTTTTTTATGCCTATGTTAAAATATACAAAAGAACTGAGTTCAAACATTCTCTAATAGGGTTAGATAATGAAATTAACCAACAAGCAAGATGCCTTTGTTAAGGCTTATTTGCTAAATGGTTTCAATGCAACACAGGCAGCTATAGAGGCGGGTTATTCAGAAAAGACCGCTTATTCTATAGGCAATGAAAACCTGAGCAAACCTGAAATCAAGAAAGCAATAGAAGAACACCAAAAAAAATCAAACGAAAACTTTGTATGGTCTAAGCAGAGGAAGCTGGAAATGCTTGAGCGTGTAGCCATTCAATGCTCACACGATAGCGAAGAAAAGGGCATGTTAAACGCCCAAGCTGTTATAGCTGCAATTAAGGAGCATAACTTAATGCAGGGTGACAACGCGCCAACACAAACAGAAAACACGCACAAAATTATCCCAGCTGATGATACTGAATGGTAGACCTTCGCAAGTTTCAGCAACACGTAAAAGACAAGTCGCCAGCATTTGTACCGCTATTTACTCATAAGCACAGATACGAGGTGGCCTGGGGTGGTGCTGGTAGTGGTAAATCTCACATTGTAGCTAGAAAGCTGCTTTACAGAATGCTGCAAGAGTCTCACGTAAAACACAACATATTAATCATTCGTAAAGTTGACCGTACTATCAAAAAGTCCACATGGACGCTAATGAAAAATATAATTAGCAAATGGGGCTTAACTGACCAGTTTCAATTTAACCAAACTGACCGCACAATGATATGGAAGGAGACAGGTTCTCAATTTATGTTTAGCGGCTTGGATGATGTTGAAAAACTAAAATCAATTGAGGGTGTGACTAGCATTTGGTGTGAAGAAGCTACCGAGCTTTTGCAGGAAGATTTTGAGCAGCTTGATTTACGTCTACGTGGCGAGCATGGCTGCTTAAAGCAAATAACATTAACGCTAAATCCGATAAGCGAACAACACTGGATTAAAAAGATATTCTTTGATGATCCAATTGATGACGTCTTTACGCTTAAAACCACTTACCTTGATAACTCGTTTATTGATGATGAGTACAAGCTGGTAATGGAGAATAAAAAGAAGTCAAATCCTCGGTATTACAATATTTATGCACTTGGCAACTGGGGTACGGCAGAAGGTCTTATATTCAACAACGTAACACAGCGATTAATAAAGGAAGATGAGCTTATTGGGCTTGACTGTATACAGGGTTTGGACTTTGGTTACACTAACGACCCTACATCATTCAATCTTAGCTACATAGACAGAAAGAATAAGCGCCTATTTGTATATGACGGGTTCTATGAAAAAGGAATGAGTAACGAGCGCATTGCCGAGAGAATGAAAGAAAAGCTTGTTCATAGACACATGACCACGGCAGATAGCGCAGAGCCAAAATCAATCGACAGCTTAAAGAGTAAAGGTATAAGAATTGAAGCTGCCAAAAAAGGAAAAGACTCAATTAATACCGGTATCGACTTCTTAACTGAATACGAAATAATCATAAATGCTCACCTGGTTGAATTTATGACCGAGGCTCTAAACTATGCTTGGGATATTGACAAGAAAACCAATAAGCCAACAAATAAACCGGTTGATGACTTTAACCATTTTTGGGATTCACTTAGATATGCAACCGAAAAGTATCACGCTCGCGGAAATACTCGCAGGTTTGCTATGCGTAACTAAGGTGTTAAAATGAACAATATTATAGTATCGGACTTTTAAAAATGGCTACAGAATTAAGCAAAGGCAAGCTAAGCGAGCCAGATTCAAATTATTGCGAACAGTCTTATTTATGGAAGCAGGTAAGGGCATGTATTGCTGGTAAGTATGAAGTAGATAAGCTGGTAGATTGCCTTCCGCAGCCGTTTTATTCAAGCGGTATTATCACGCCTTACATGAGTGAGACTCAGCGAGAGTTTGCTAACCATTGCCAGGAAATCAATGTTAAGAAAGCCCAGGCGTACTGGAATCGAGCTAGATTCTTTAATGCTACAGGGCGGACATTTGAATCCCTTGGCGGAATGATTTGGTCGCAAGAGCCAGAAGCCGAACTTGATGCTAGCGTTGCTTATCTTGAGAAAAACGCAAACGGCTCTGGTATGGGATTGCGTGATGTTGCACAGTGCATTACTGATGAAAGTGTTTCATTGGGTAGACTTGGTGCTCTTGCTGATATGCCTGAGAATCAAAGTGCGCTAACTAGGCAGCAAATGGAGAGCGGAGAGAACGCAGCTAGAATTATCATGTATAAGGCTGAAAACATTGTTCACTCGCGCACAGATAAAAATGGTGATCTAGTTGAAGTTAGACTTATTGAGATTCACCAAAAAGAAAAGCCAATGGGCGAAGGCGCTCTTGCTTACTGTGTAAATACAGAAAGCGTAATCTACACTAGACAGCTAGTAATGATTGATGGCGTTTATCACAACCGATTATTCAATGATAAAGATGAGTTAATTTCTGACGTTGTGCCAGTGGCTAACAACTCTGCATTTAACTTTATTCCGTTTCAGTTTTTTGGCGCTGATAAAAACACGCCCGAATATGGCAAGATTCCTTTATACGATTTATCTAGCTGTAATATTGGTCACTATGTATTAGATGCCGATAACCGCGCTAACTTGCATTACCATGGCTCGGGTATGACTAATGTTTATAGCTCCATGGATGACCAGCAATTCTTTGAGAAAAATCCTAACGGTTTAGATTGCGGCCCAGGCGGAATGAATCAGCTTAACTCAGAAGATAGAGTAGAGATACTTCAAATTGATTCTACCGGAGCTATCGCAGCAGAAATGGAGCGCGACCAGAAGCGCATGATTATGCTTGGTGGCCAGTTAGTGCAAGAAGCTAACACCAATCAAACGTTGGGCGCTAAAGAAATGGAGTTTGGCGCAAGTGTATCGACACTAAAGCGCATCACCCACAATTGCTCTAAAGGTATCGAGAATTTAATTAACTGGTGCGCTAGATTTATGGGCTCGAGCGGCGAGTCAACTTACAAATTAAACACTGATTTTGTAACTGATAACATGACGCCAGAAATGATTAACGCACACTTTGCACTTGTTCAAGGCGGTGTACTGCCAGTTGAAACCATTTACGAGACAGCACGAAAGGCCGAGTTAACAAATCTTGATAACCAAGAAATTGCAGACTTAGCGCGTGAATCTGATTTAGGTATGAATGGCGAGTCAGAAGAAGTTGCAAGGCTGCGAGCTGAAAACGAAGCATTACGCGAGCAATTAAATGGCGCTGAATGATGATTTAGTTGCGATTTACTCGCAGCATCAAATCTATTTACAAAAGGTTGCGGCTAAATATGGCAATGATGCCGTGCCGCACCTCGAGCGTATTCAATCTGGTGTAAATGATATATTCGAGCATTACCGCGGAATGAACTTAACGCCAAAGCGCGAGGAAAGAATTAAAGCTCAGATTAACGAGCTGACTCGCCTTGAGTTGCAAGATTATATCAAGAATCTAAAGTCCGATACTAAAGGCGTTGGTGAGTATGAAGCGCAATTTGCAGCGCGAACACTTGACGATATTATAGAGTCAGATGATTTTAACTCAGTAGTACCGACTGCTACACAGGTTAATACTTTAGCTATTGCATCCCCAATCAAGTTAGGTGAAAACAATTTCATTACTTATAACACGATGATGCGCAATTATTGGCAAAAGTGGACTGATGAAATTGACGCTATTGTGCAGCAGGGCTTCTTGTCTGGCGGTACAATTCAAGATATTCAAGCGCGAGTAATGACGGCCATGCAGTTAGAAGGTGAGGTTTCTAAAACAGCTCTGTCACGTGCTAGGCGCTCAGCAAGGGCGGTTGCTATAACTGGCATTAATCATTACTCAAATCAAGCTACAATAGCTTTTGTTGATGCCAATGATGATGCGTTAGTTGGATATGAGTTTGTTGCTGTTCTTGACTCCAGAACAAGTCAGCAATGCAGAGGTTTTGATGGTAGAACATTTAAAGCTGACGACCCAAAACTTGCCGCAATAACTCCACCTTTGCATCCTAACTGCCGCAGTAGACTTGTTTACGAGGTGGCAGACAAGTACAAATTTGATGACGAAGATTTGCAGCGCTCATCGAATTTCCGAATTGATGGTAAACTAGATCCGAAACCGGTCAAAAGTGGTCAGCGTTACTATGACTACATGGCTAAGTTATCAGCTAAAGACCAAGATGCGATACTTGGACCAACTTTAGGAAATGCATTTAGAAAGCTAGATAACCCAGATAAGTTTGCAAAATTAACGGTTGATTCACTCGGCAATCCGTTAACCATTACAGAATTAAAGAAGCGCGACAATGAACTTAGTCGCATACTTAAACAACAAAAAGGCTGAGCCTTTTAATACCTCGAGGGTAGCACCATGACATTTGATTTATCTAAAATTGAAGGTTTAACAGAAGAGCAGCAGGCAGCAATCAAAGCCATGCACGAAACAGAAACACAAGGATTGGTCAGCAAGACGCAAGAACTGTTAAGCGAAACTAAGACAGCCAAGGCAACGGCTAGCGAACAAGCCCAAGCACTAGAGCAGGCTCGACAAGCGGCAGTGAAAGCGGAAGAAGATAAACTGCTGGCGGAAGGTAAGTATAAAGAAGCCCAGGAATTACGAGAGCAAGAGCGCGCGCAGCTTGTTGCAGAAGCTGAAAGTAAAGCTAAAATGGCACAAGAAAACCTTGAAAAATACCACAAAAGCACGGCTTTAAATGGCGCTTTATCATTGATTCACGATGACTTTAAAGACGTGTCAAGTGCTTTATTGGATTCAATGATTAAAATTGATTATAATGAACAAGGTGAAGCATTAACAAAATTTATGAAAGATGGTAATGTTGTCGCTAATAGCGTTGATGAGTTCAAAGGCTGGGCTGCTGAACAAGATTCATTTAAGCGCATTATGAATGGTGTTAACTCTAGCGGAGCTGGTTCTTCTAACGCCAACGGTAGCGCTGGTGCTACAAATGAAAATTCAGCTTACGAGCTACGCCTCAAGCAGGCAGGCTTAATTTAAATAAAAGAGAGATACTATTATGGCATTAGCTAACATGCAAGTGTATAACGAGCAAATTCGATTACGCACTATTGAATTAATTGGCCAGCAATTGCAAGCTTTTAACGCTGCATCTGGCAATACTATCATTTTAAGCGCTGATGGTTTCATGGGTGACTTTTCAAAAGAGTCATTTTACAACACATTAGCGGCAGCTCAGCGTCGCGTCGACCGATACGCTGCAAATGGCGCAGCATCATCAACAGCGCTTTCTGAGTCTGAAATGGTCGGCGTTAAAGTTGCTGGCGGCTTTGGCCCAGTAATCTTTGAGCCAGCTCAAATGACTTATTTGCAATCAAACCCAGCAGAAGCAATCAATGTAATTGCACAGGGCTTTGCTGATGCGTTGCTAGCAGATCAGCTAAATACTTCGGTAGGCTCGGCTGTTGCTGCTGTTGAAAATCAGGCAGCTCTAGTTAATGATGTGTCAGCCTTAACTGCTGGTGCGGGCGCGTTAACTCAGTCTGTTTTAAACAGCTCACACGCTAAATTTGGTGATATGTCCGGCTTGCTTCGCGCTGATATTATGACTGGTGCGGCGTATCATAAGTTGCTTGAAAAAGGCCTTGCTAATGGTGAGCGCTTATTTGAAAGCACTAACGTAACAGTACAATCAATCCTTGGTAAAATCTTTGTTGTTTCGGATATTCCTGCACTTTCAGTTGCCGGTACGCCAAACAAAACAAAGGTTCTATCACTTGTTGATCGCGGTATTGTTGTCGATAACACGTCTGACATTGTGACAAACCTTGATACCACGAACGGTAATGAGCGAATTGAAACAACATGGCAGGCAGATTACACGTTTGGTGTGAAAATCAAGGGCTATGCTTGGGATGTTGCGAACGGTGGTAAGTCACCACTTGATGCTGAGCTGTTTACTGGTTCTAATTGGGATCTGGTTATGTCAAGCGTTAAGCATACTGCTGGCACTCTTGCTATCGCTGACATCGACCAGTAAGAGGTGACGCATGGATAAAGTAAAGTATTTACCTCATCCATGCTCTACTGAGACTAAAAAGGAATGGAATGCAAAAGGCTATCGAGTTTTAGATGAGCGTTTCAATCCAGATCCAGTAGAGCAAGACAAACCAAAACGTAAACCAAAAAAAGCCGCCAAATAGTGGCTTTTTACTTATGCGGACATTAGAACATGAGTAATACAAGAAACGGTCTATTAGTAAAAATTATTACTGCGCTAGGTGGCACAGTAAGAAATCCAGAAAACAGGAATATGCTTCTAGAAGATTGGCGCGATGCTGTTGGAGGTGGTCAGCCTGCAACTAGATTTGCACCAAACTTTAATGGTATCAGTCAGTACGCAAAACCATCAGACATAGTTGTTTCTGGTGACTATTCAATGGAGTTTAAATTAAAATCAAACGTAGGTCTTGGGAATGATATTGCGGTTTATATAGGTAATGACACATCAACAAGCTTATCAATAGCATCTAACGGTGGCGGTAACTTTAGATTTAGAACGCCGCGTGGAGGAAGCATTAACGGTGCTCCATTCCCTCCAAACCTCGCTGGCTCTACAGATACACACACTGTAACAGTTTCATTTGTTGGTAACGATTACGAGTTTAGGTTTGACGGTCAACTTGTTGGATCTGGAACAACCGTCAATACTAATGACTTCACAATAAATGCTTTTGGTACTTACGACACATCGCTTAACTTTTTCTTGAGCGGAATGATTTATAACTTCTCTGACTCTAACGGTAACAATTATCCAATGGATGACGGATGGGCAAACAATCCGACAATGAGAAATGCAGGTACTGGCGCTGATGGTACGTTTATAAACATGACAGAAGCTGCCTGGTTGGAGATACAGCAATGATAGAAAGATATTCATTTATCCCAGTTAGCGCTTGGGAGTCTGTTAAATCAGTGTTTCCAAACGCTATAAGTTATGGTAACTCGAAGGTTGTTCAATACGCCTCACCAGTTGATAGTACTGCTATGCTAGAGCTTGTTAATAAATCTGGTTTAGAGTTTATTCACCACTCATTAACTGACGCACAAATGATTATTGATGCAATCGAATCTGGCATTGACAAGGTTTACAACTGTAACATTGATGTGGCTAGAGATGTCGCTTCTCATTTTGGGGGTGTTGAGCAATGACACGCAATGAACTGTTAAACTTAATTGGTATCGCATACGGATTAACAAACGATGACTGTTGGCGGAATTGCGAGCTAGACGGAATTATAAACATCTTATCTGGCGGCGCTGTAACTCCAGAAATCACAATGAACGGCAAGCTTAGACAGATACTAGCTTTGACTGTATAATGATTTTGCGGTTGCCTTGGCAGGGCCGCAATAGGGAGCGCTCCCGACCCAATACTGCCAAAACTGCCAATCACCAAGGATAAATGCTCAAAGGATGAGCATGCCTGCCAAGATAATTTGACATTGGAGAAATGACAAATGTCTATGAGAAATGAACTACTAGAGCAAATATTAACTGCAATACAGTCAGGTTCTGGGTTAGTCGGGCGAATTAATGTAACTAGCGCGGCTGATTTATCTGGTGCGCTGGATTCAACCAAAGAATACTTTATTGATGGTGTTATTGATATGGGCAGTCAATCAATAGAGGTGCCTGCTGGTGGATTGTATTTATCTGGCTACAATTTCGATACATCAAAATTAATTTCAAGCGCAGATAATTACACAATGTTTACATCGCCTATTGGTGGTAGCGGGAATGTTATCGGCAAAGATTACGCTGTTGAGGTAAGCGGAGCATCATCAAAGGTGTATGATTTAACGTCAGCTACAGGGTTTGATGCTTTTGAGTTTTCAAGGATAAATTACAATAACTGCGAGTCTCTAGGTGAAATTAACGGATACCGACAAGGCTTTGAGTCTGGTACTGGTAGATTTGGAGGTAAGCCTGAGTTGACACTATCTGGTACTTGGGTTGGTGGTTATTTCATAGATGCCTCAATTGTTAGAAGTCTTGATAATGGTGCTTACTCATTGTTTAAGGCTGGCGCTGGATTTAGCATGGCTTCGCGCTTTAGGACAAATATGAATTTGGACTTACCAGCTAGCGCGTCATTCTTTGATTTTGCCCCGGTAAACTTTCCAAACCCTTCAACAGTACAGGTTGATGGCGCGATAGTAACAAGGCAAGGCGTACAAGATGCAACCGATACAAACTATACGCCAAATATAACCGCTGGAAATTTAGCATGCTCTTGGTCTAACAACATCGGTATGCCAAACACATTTGAGGGTGGCGCTACTGGGATTGCTGCCGAAGCTGAAACCACAATTAACGCAGTTGACACATTTGAAGATGTCAACACCTTGGCGTGGAATACAACAGACTTACAGCACTTTGACAGCCCCGTAGGCGGGCAGTTAAGGCATATAGGCATAAACCCAAGAGAATACAAGGTTGTTGCGTCAATGGCTGCATCATCAACAGCGAACAACGTTTTAACTTTGAGGGTGTTAAAGTGGGATAACTCAGCATCAGCATTTGTGACGGTTTTGGATCAAGTTAGGCCAGTTAATAATTTTACAGGTGCAAGGGATGTAGCTTTTTTTAATGTAAACATAAATGCTACCCTAGACCAAAACGACTATATAAAGTTGCAAGTTGCAAATAACACAGCCGCAAACAACGTTACATTTGAATCTGACGGATACTACTTAGTAGAAGAAAGATAGTGAAACAAAGCCCCGTCAAGGGGCTTTTTTACCACAGCCTGATAATCGTGATAACAACCACAGCAAGAGAGAATCCTAAAGTGCAAAAAACAAAGTGCGTTAGCATCTTCTCTAATTTACATTCACTTTCACTCATTTTACCGCCTTAAATTTATCAAAATCAGTTTTACTAACTCGCTCGCCATTGATGCGATAAGTTACCTGCTTTTCTTTTGCATTGTTACGCGCTGCAATATTCCAGATAGTATCTGTTTTAATACCTGTATTACCGCCCACGAAGTTTGAGCCGCCTGCTATACCGTTATTAATCATAAATCACCTACTTCTTAGCTATTTCACAAATTTTATCGTACATGCTCACAAACAAAGAAAGCATACCAAGGGCAACTACTCCGCCAAAATAACCACCAACAAAAATTAAATTAAACCCTGAGCTATACATAACAACCGCGCCAATAATTCCAAGCGCCAAATAAGCAAGCAAAAGCAAATCCCAAGCGATAACAAATACGCGAGTAAAAATTTTATTCATAAATCACCATATCAAATTAATAATAATATCTAAAACTTTTGGCCCAGCTAAAACATACCCAACAGCAAAGCCAATCACCAAACACAACATAACATAAGTTGCACACTCAAAAACAAAGTCAATAAATTTAATCATCCCAAGCCTCCTTTACTGTATCAGATTCAAGCTTCCGCATTTCGTGTTTGGCTTTTAATTCTGCGTAATGCTCGCCTTTTGCCTTTTCGTAATCCTTTTGCGCCTGCTTAATTATATTGATTCTATTGCGCTCAATTTCTAGATCTTGTTCAGTTACCATAAATCACCTACCCTAAGTTTTTGTCAATTTCATTAATGCAGTCAAAGCTATTAGCTTTAACCTCGTTGGTAAGAGAGTTTAAATCATCACTAGAAATAAATCCTCTATCACAAAGCTCCTTCAGTAAACTAAGCTTTGCATGACATCTAATCTTTTCCATCGAATTAGCCATTGATTTAGCTATTAGATTGGAGTTACTCATAATATTTACTCATAGATAAAAAGTTAAACCAATTACGTGTAGCGCGCCTATCTCTGTAAATCATTTCTCAAGCTCCACAAGTAAAGCATCAGCGCATTCAATAGCTGACAAGGCAGCATCCCCCGCATTGAAGCTATAATCACCTCTAGTGCCGTGGTGGTTAATCCATGACGCCATCATGTGCATAGCAAACATTTCACGCTTTGTTAATCCTGTGGGAACTTGAGAATTACCATCACCATAATTACACCCGTAACCATCGCTTTTTGCTGCCTGTGGCATTGCTGGCATATCTCTATTTTTCATAAATCACCTCGTTTGTTTTTTACCACTATAGCCACGTATAAATAATTTATCTAACGAATTAAATCGAACGAACTCAAAAGTTAGATAGTTAAAATCGATTAGATATTTTCTCAAGCTTGCGAAATAATAGATTAAACAATTTAGATAGGTGATTTATGAAAACTGAAATATTAGAGGTAACGCCGGCGATGGCTTTTGAGATGCTCTCAAAGCAATTAGGCAATAGAAAAATAAACCGCAGACAGGTTGATATGCTTGTGTGTGCCATAAAAAACGGAGAATGGAGGCTGACCCATCAAGGTATAGCCTTTTATGAGGATGGAACGCTAGCTGACGGGCAGCACAGGCTGACAGCAATATCAGAAAGCGGTGAAAGCGTATCGCTTATGGTTGTTACTGGCGTCAAGAGGGATCTTGATACAGTTTTAGCTGTTGACTGTGGCAAACCCAGAACAGTTATAGATAGTAACTTTATTTCTGGCGTTGAAGTTAGCAATAAAGCTATATCCTTAGCAAAAGGTATTGAATACTCATTTGGCGGAAACCGAAAAAAGCTATCGCACAAGCAGAGCTTTGAACTAGTAAAGAAGCACGAAGCAACAATAAAAACTACTTTTAATGTTTTTGGCGGTAGTGCAAAAAGAATAACTATAGTTCCAGTTAGGTCTGGAGTTGCAAGGGCTGTTGTTTATGGCGTAAATCACGAATTTCTTAGGGAGTTTTGCGAAACGCTAATGACGGGTATTTATTCAAAACCAATCATGGTAAACGCTGTCAGACTAAGAAACAAGCTACTGGATGAAAACTACAACACTGGCGGATTGCAAGAAAAAGCCCATAGAATGACGCTTAATGTGATTCTAAAGACATACAACAATGAGGAGGTTAAAAGAATTGTTGTTTAAATTCAAAAATAAACAAACAGGCGAAGTAATAACAACGCCATATCAAGCAGAAGCGGAAGAATACCGCAATAATGATGAGTGGGAAGAAATCAATTATTAAAAGCTAAATTTCAAACAACCCAAAAGTAATGTATAATCAAAGCTAGTATCAACCGACTAGCTTTTTTTATGCTTATTATTGAAGATGGAACAGTTGTTCCAAATGCAGATAGTTTTTTATCTTTAGTTGACGCTAGAGCGCTAGCGGCAAACTATGGAATCACGCTGCCAGATGATGACACTGACGCAGAAGTTAAGCTGCGCCTTGGCTATAATTATTTATTGACACAAGAGTCGCAGCTATCTGGTCAGCGAGTAAGCTCAGAGCAAACAGGTATTTATCCGCGTCAAAATGCTTACGCAAATTGTTTTCTTATTGACAGCGATGTGATACCGCAAGAGGTTAAGCTAGCTCAGCTATACAGCGCAGACGCAATCAACTCTGGTTTAGATGTAAATGAAACCAGCGACGGAAGCCAGCTAGAGTCATTTGAAGTTGTTGGCGTTTACAAAGAGTCATACAAAACATCATCCAGCACAAGTTTCAACACTCGCATCAAGGGCGCTGTTAATGCGCTAAATCCACTAACAAAAAGCTACTTATCTAAAGTTTGCGGATTTGGCTCTGGCGGTGGTTTATATCGCGGCAACATGGGGTATTTACCGTAATGGCCAGCGGAGATATTCGCGCTAAGATTGCGAAAGGATTAAAAAAAGCAGTAGCAAAAACAGGTTCTGCAAGTAGCGAGCCTGTTTATCTTGTGCAAAAAACTGTTACTGCTGGTAATCCTTTATCACCTGGAGCTGTAACATCAAATGATGTTTTGCTAAAAGATGCAATATTTAAGTCATACGATAAAAATTTAAATGACTCGAACATCAAAACGGGTGACAGGCAACTTGTATCACAATACGACGTGCCAATTAAAACTGGTGATGTTATAAGACAGGGCGCAACAACTTACCTAGTTATAAGCGTTGATGAGCGAGCGCCAACAAGTGATACTCTGATTTATTTCTCACAATGCAGGGTTAGTGGCAATGCTTAAGGGTAGAAAGCGGCTAGATGCAGCAATAAAAGAGCGTATAGATGCGCTTAATATTGGCGTTAAGTCTATTTACTTTGAAGCACTTAAAGCTATCGTCGAAGCGACACCAGTTGACTCTGGCAGAGCGAGGCAGGGATGGTTTTTGACTGTGGCAAACCCATCAAGCGCCTTAGCTGGTGGTGGCGTTGCTCAGCTGTCAAAGATGCCAAAAAATGTACTTGGCAAAAAAATATTCTTTACTAACAGCGCGCCATACATTAATAAACTTGAGTATGGCGGTTTTCCTAGCCCTGTAGAGAAAGGTAGTTGGGATAAGATAAATAAAAGTTATGTTAAACTTTCTGCTAACGGATTTAGCAAACAAGCGCCAAACGGCTTTGTAAGAGTCAACTTAAAACGCGCACAAATGAAGATTAAGCAATTATGAGCCATAAAGCGATTAGAGATACAATTTTAAATCATGCACTAACTAACTTGCCTGTTGGAATAACAGATCAAGACGTTGTGTTTGATGGTGACTCGCTTGATACGCAGCTTGGTAAATCTAAGTTTCTTGCGTTTTACTATGCGCCAGTTGATGCGCCTAGAACTGCAAAAAACGTTGAAAGCTCAAAGCAAAATGAGGGTTTTTTTCAAGTGTCATGCTACACGGCGAGAAACGACTCAGCAGGCGGCGTAACTAATTACGACAATGATTTATTGGATTTAGTCGACTCAATACAGTCAACATTCGACCAAGTTAACAGTATTAGTTATAATGGTCAGGAAGTAAGCATAACAGATGTAAGAGCCAACCAAATGCAGTATGACGACTCTTACATTAAACAAGATGTAACAATTGATTTTATAGCATATACAGCGAGGATTTAAACATGGCTGACGAAATTAACGGCACAAGCGTCATTATCCAAAAAGGTTCACCAGCAGCTGAGATTGTTGGTCAGGCAGAGATTACGCACACTATTGGCGGAACGCCGATTGATATTAGTAATAAATCAGCTGGTGACAACATACTTCTATTAGATGGCGAAGTTTCATCTCAACAGCATGTGTTTAGCGGCACTTGTGTTTATAATAGTGACACTGAGTTTCAAGCAATGCTTACTGAGTCATTAACTTGTACTCAAGATGATTACACGATCACATACCCAGGCACAACGCCAGTTACATTTACTGGTAAATTTGCACCTAGCGGCGTAGCTATTGCATCACCTCACGGTGACAAGGTTACAGCAACATTTACATTAAGCTCATCTGGCGCTGTGACTAAATCGTAATGGAAATCAAGCTCTGCTATAAAACATATAACGCCAAGTTAACGCTTGGCGCTATGCGTTCATTTCATGAACAAACAGGTCTAGACTTGTGGTATACGTTGCTCAGGTTTGCAGATGTTTACATCAAAACTAAAGGGTCGGACGATTTAACAAGGCTTGTTAGTTTGTATTCTCTAATTGACTTTGACACAGCTGCAAAGCTTATTCATTGCTTAATAAAAAAAGAGGACACAATACCGCTTGATGAAATTGCGGACGCGATGTTTAGAGTTGGCTGGAAAGTGTCAGACGATCAAGATGAATTTTGCGAGCCATGGCCTCTGGTTATTTGTAAAATAGCGTTTGACGTTGACAAGATGTTTAGTGCTGGAGCTAAAAAAAAAGACAATACAAAGCATCAATAGCCGGTGAATTAAAAGAGTTTTCATTCGACTATTGGTTTTTTTATAAGCATTTAGTTAAAGAGTTAAAGATTGCTCCATCTGAATTTTGGAGCATGGATTACAAAGAAGTATCTATGCTTTTTGATGAACTTGATGCGAGTAAAATAGATATAACAGTCATGCTCAATTTTGAGCGAGAACTAAACGGAGCTAGCAAAGAATGGCTACAGAAAGATTGATAGTAGAGCTAGACGCCAAGTCTCAAAAGCTAGAAGCCGCGTTAAAATCAACAAACAGCAAGTTAGATCAGCTTGAAAACAAAGCCAACAAAGGCTCTAAATCACTAACAGCATTGAGCATGACAGGAAATGCCGCAGCAAAAGGGGTTAACGCTATTGGTAGTGCAGCAAAGATTGGCGCTCAAGCTGTAACCGCGTTAGCTGCTGCTGTTGGGGCTGCTGCTGCTGCATCTTCGCAGTATGCAAAAGAATTAAAAATAAATTCAGATCTTACCAAAACAAGTATCGAGGAAACTCAACTTTTAGCCGGCGCTTACAACTCAGTAGGCTTTAGCATCGAAAAGATGGGTGATATTTCAAAAGATACCAGCGAAAAGATAGGTGACTTCTTAAATACTGGTGGCGGCGGATTCATGGATTTTGTTGACGCTATGCAGCTAACCGAAAGTGAAGCTGTTAACATGGCAAAAACATTTCAAGGTATGTCTGGTAATGATGTGTTAGCCGAAATGGTTAGGCAAATGGAAGATGCCGGCGTTAGCTCAGAGCAGATGAGCCACGCTCTTGAGGGAATGGCGAGCGATACTACAAGGCTTATCCCACTACTTTCAAACGGCGCTAGCGAAATGAATCGCTTAAAGAGCGAGATCGCACAAACCACAACAATTCTAAGCGAATCAGATGTCACCGCACTTGAGGAAATGAGCGGTAATTTTTCATCTGTATACCAAACATTCAAAGGCACGCTTGGCAAAATATCGGTTGAGTACAAAGATGAAATAAACTTAATGCTTGAGTCAACTCAGGATGGTTTAAAATTCATTGGTGACGAGTTCGCAAGCGGCGCTTTTACGCAAAGATTTAACGCGTTCCTTGATGCTTACTCAAACGCATGGTCTGTTGCCCTTGGCGATACTGGCAGCATGTTTAATGATTTAGAAGTTGACTGGTCTGGACTCGCTGAGGATATGGCTAAGATATGGCTTAATTTCTCTCTAACGCTACCGATTACATTGAAAAAAGCCGGTATGCAGGCTGTGGAATTCTTCAATGACATTATTGATGAGATAATGATAAAGGTTGGAGAAGCAAACGTTTTAATGCAGCAAGGCTTGGAAAGTATTGGTATTGGTGGTGATGTTGCTGGCGCTGAGGCTACTCTAGAGAAATGGAAAGTTGAGATAGAGGCGCGAGACCAAAAAGCAGATGCCGAAATACAAGCTCTTGAGAGAGAAAAACAGGCAATAATAGAAAAGTTTGTTTTAGAGCAGGAGTTAGCAAATGAAGCTAGAGAAAATTACGCTAATGACGCGCAAGCGAGAATTGATTTAGCAAACAAAGAGTATGAAGAAGAAAAAAAGCGGCTAGAAGATAGGCGCAAAAATAAAGAAAAAGAAAACAAAAAAGAGAAAAAAGAAGGCAAGGAAAAAGAAAAGGACAAAAAAGACGAGGGAAAGCTAGAGTCTGATTTGGCTAATCAATCAATTCAGCTAGCAAACTACGTTTTTGGGGAAAACAAAGCAATCTCAGCAACGACAGCTTTCATAAATACAGCGCAAGGTGTCACAAAAGCGCTATCCGAACAAAACTATGCTGGTGCGGCGATAACTGCTGCAACTGGAGCGGTGCAAATATCATCAATATTGAGCGCTGAAAAAGGTAGCGGCGGAGCACCAAGCGCACCTAGCGCAAGCGCACCACCGCAACAGGACTTTCAACCAGAAACCAGTGCGCTTGATGTAACCGAGCAAGTTGCGGGAGAAGGAGTTGTAACTCAGCGCTTAATACTTAGTACAGATGATGGTGATGATATATTTGATGCCTTTATTCGAAGATCAGAAGCCAGACGCGCAAGAGGTTTATAATGATTATAACTTACACTAATGTTTTAAAGGGCGTAACTCCAAGCGTTGTTGTCGGGGCTGGTACTGATTTACCGCAAAATCTGACTAATGATGATTTTAGTACGACATACGAAGCATCATCGCCAAATTCAATGCAAGTCAGCTTTGGCTCGACTGGCACTATAAATTATTTTGCTTGTGCAGGAATTGAGCTAGCATCACCAGATACCACTAATGCTTTTATTAGAGTATTCGATGGGCCAGAATCAAGCGCCAATCTTGTTGCTAGTGTAGAATTTAATCGAAATAGACCTATCGTCTTAACATTTGAGGCTCGCTCGTTTACTGACTTGCGAGTCAAATTTGAATCACGCATAGGTAATCCGCTAGTAACATATTGCGCTGCTGGTATGTCTTTTGAAGTACCTAACAGTGGTGAAAACGCTGGCTATTCACGCGCACCATATAGACGTGGAGTTAAGCAAAGAACAACAGTTAACAGCATTGCAGCACCAATAAGCACCCTGTCAAAAGTTGTACCGTTAAAAGGATCACTGTCACTTGCAAATATGAAAAACGACTTTACATTTGGCGTATGGCAAGATTTCTTAGATTTTGCTGCTGCTGGGAATTACTGGTTTGTTCAAGAGCGGGCATCGGAGGCTGACCTTTCAAACAACTCCGCTTATATGTGTTACAATCTCAAAGGAAATGATGTTAAAGCGCACCCACAAACGCGCACATTAAATAATATCAACGCTACCTGGGATGTTTATAACGGCTTATGACAGCAAAAAGACATTATACAATCGTTGAATTACAGCTGCCTAAATCAGATAGCGGATTCGGTACGCCGAAAAGCGGTAATGGAACAGCGTCTGGCACAAATGTTTACATGTTTACAAACTACAACAAGCCGATGCGTAAAAGCTTTATTGAGGGCATTAGCGATACCGGGCAAATTCCGATTGGCGGAGTTAAAAAGTGTCTTGTTGGTATCAGCGAAAATACAACAAAATTGCAGCCAGAAGTAGGTCTAGCTATTCGCGGATCTGGTTCTATTCAGTTAGTTGACTCTGTTAATTTTGGTGATCCAAATCCGTTCGCGCCAGATGTAGATGAAAAAGTTTCAGCGCAAGGAACTTTCCTGCAAAAGCTAAAGGCAAGAAATTACTTTGCAAACAATCCAGTAAAGATACACAATTTTTGTGAGGTTGATGGGCATTATGAAACTCGACACTATTTGACAGATGGGTTTAACAGTGACGGCAAGGGCAAATGGACTCTAAAGCTAAAAAGCGAGCTAAGCCGTGTAGATATTGGCGAGGCTGTTTGGCCCGAAGAAGAATACGGGTATTTAAGGCAAGACATCGACGAAACAGCCACAACTTTATTAGTTGATCCTGATTTGTCATATTCGATTAACGATGTAATCCGCATTGGTGATGAGCTTTTAAAGGTTACAAATACATCAAATATCGGGACTGGCACAGCTGAAATTACAGTTCAGAGCAGAGGCTCAGCAATTCAGTTTTCTGGTGATACGTATTCGCGCACAAGAGCCGAGAGTCACAGCGGAGGCGACCAGATATTTAAATGTTATGTAGCGCAAAACCAGCACATAGGCGACTTGCTTTACAATGTGCTTTCAGACGTTGGCATACCTACTTCAAGGCTGCCGCTTTTAGAGTGGAAAGCAGAGATAGACACATGGCTTGCTGGTGTAACTGTAAAAACAATATTTTACGAAAGCATGAGCGTTGACGCTGCTTTAAAAATGTTTTTAGAACCTTATATGCTCAATACTTGGTATGACGAAGTTGAAAGAAAAGTAAAAGTTTCAGCTGTTAACGTTTGGAAAGAATCTGACGCTGTTTTGACAGAAGGAAATGAAATTGACTTTGAAAGCATCAAGGTAAAGGACGAAGAAAACCTTAGAAATACACGCTCAGTAATTGTTTACAATAAGGATTACTTAACAGATCCAGAAGAAATACCAAGCTACAAAAATGCTTCGACGTTTATAAAACCAGAGCTTGAGCTTGATTCCGCTTTTGGTGAGTCAAAAATAAAAGATTTTGGCTTTAATTACATTATAAGCAATACAGCTGCTGATTTACTTGTAAACCGAACAACAAACAGATTTTCTGACCCACGTAGATTTACTTGGAAAACGCAGGAAGTTAAGCTTAATTACAAAGTCGGTGACGTGGCAACAATAAACACTGAATCTATTGTTGATTTTAACGGATTGCCAAGCACAATTTCACGCGCTCAAATATTACAGATTAAACCAAAATATTCCGATTTCGGCAGGGAATATCAAGTTGAGGCGCTTAGCTATGAACCATCATTTGCAGACAATACTGAAATAGTTATCTCTGGCTCAGTGTCGAATATAAACCTTTACACTCAGTATGCTGGAGCGCCTGCCGGAGCTGTAACGATTACATTTATATTTGATAACGTCAAAGCATCAAGTAACACAACATCGACACCATCTATTGTTGCTGGCAATTTTGCCGCAGGCTCTAAAATAATTATAATCATGGCTAACGGTAGTGAGTTAATGTCAAAGGGTGGTAACGGCGCTCAGGGCGAAAAAGCTAGCTATGACTATGAGTTTAATAACTGGCGCTTAACTCCAGTGTTGCCAGGTGAAAATGGCGGCACAGTTTATGATGCCCAAGGAGTTGACACAGATATTTATTTCAGCGGATCAACGCCAAGCGCAGCCTACCCAGCAGCTAACGGCTACATTATTGCTCCAAGCGGCGGTGATGGTGGATTTAAAAACACAATACCAGATTTAACAAGCGATTCACTAGATGGTGTTATTGCTGCTGATGGTGCTGATGGTGGTGATGGTAGCTCGCCTGGTGTTGGCGGTGCAAATGGCCAGGTAATATCTCAGCAAGGCGGTAAGTTTGGCTCTAACGGTAAAACTGGTACAAGTGATAGATTATCTGGTAGCTTTGGGCAAAATGGTAAAGATAATGATTCCCAAGGCGGTATAGCTGGTAAGGGTGTCATTGATAACGGAGCTACAGTCCAATTCTTTGGCTCTAACTCGATTAGATATATAAATGGTACAGGAGATCATTAATGTGCGTACCTACTGATTCACCCTGCATGATTGGCGGTTGCGAGTGGTACTATGATTTGCAGCTACTAGACGCAGATGAAAATCCTGTTGATTTATTCGGCTCAGCAGTGGCTTTGACTTTGAGGCCAATAAAATTCCCAGAGGGAGCGGGATTGCTAGATGGTTATCCTGTTGATTTGAGATTCCCACCGGATTCTCAGGGTAACATTCCATTTTACTTGACTAAAACAACAAGCGGCTTAATGACTCCGATTGAAGGCGATTACACTTATGAAGGTGATGTCATTGTCACTTACTTTGACGGCACTTGCGAAGTTATACTAAATGTAAATTTAACAGCCAGAAAGGTTAAAGACTGATGCGGATTGTTAACAAATTAATAGGCAGGCTTGGCACTGATGGTGTTAATGGTTTAAGCGGTGTTAGTGTTAGTGATTTTGATTATTTACAAATGACATCACCAATGAGCGCGCATTTTTTGCCAAACAAGATCGCTAAATACATAGATAAAGCCGTTAGCTGGAGCAGAACGCGCCCTGCAACCGATACTGATAGATATGGCAATCTGTATGCTGTAGGTGGTGACTCAATCGACAACAGATTGATTTATTCGGAAGATTTTAGCCAGTGGCAAGACCCTACCTTGGCGTGGACCATATTTGCAACTGGAATATCTGACCCGCTTGGCGGTTCAAACGCTACAAGAATAAATATAGACCAAGATGTTGGCTCAATATTTATGGGCCTACCTTACAACGTACCGGTGCCAGGAAGTTACACCGGCTCTTTTTGGATTAGAGAAAACTCAGGAACAGTAACAGAGATTTCAATTCAAAAAGATGGTAGCTCGCCTATACAAGTTATACCTGTAACAGTTACAACAAGCTGGCAGCGAGTAAGTTTGCCATATGTAGAGGATGTTAGCGGTACTTTTTACATAAATGTACGCGGTGCACCGGGAACTAAATTTGATATTTTTGGCGCACAGGTAAATACCGGCTCAGCACTCACGGATTATATATCAACGTCTGGCGCAGTTGGCAGCGCTGCAAACCCTGATCAATTTTACAGGGCAAATGAGCTTGGTTACTTAATAGAGCTAGAAAAAGAAAATGTTTCTCCATGGAGCGAGGATTTATCACAATCAACATGGGCCATTGCTGACGCCGATTTAGTTGCTTATACCGGAGCTGACCCACTAGGCAATATAAACCAAAATATACAGCTTAATAGTACCGGTCAAAATCCAGTAATTAAAAATGACGTTACTGTGACGCAAGGTCAAATATATACAGTTTCATTTTTTGCGAAACTATTAAGCGGTAATATAGAGTCGATTAACGCGACATGTGGAGGCTCTGCAAGCGTTGAGGTTGAAGGCGTTATAACATCTGAATGGCAAAGGTTTAGCGCGGAAATTGAGGCTGGTGCAGCCCAAGAGCTTAGCATAATATTTTCTAACAATAATAACTCATCGTTTTTAGTGTGGGGGGTTCAGTGCGAGCTTGACGCACTATCAAGCTACATACCAACAGCACTAACACCTGTAACTCGTGATGCAGATATTGTGACAATAGATGTGTTAAATAACATGCAAAGCTTGGCAAATAAAGGCTCTGTTATTATGTCTTTCGGTGGCAACTTAGCAACTGCTAGCGGAACAATATTAACAAACGGATTAACTGGAGCTAGTGAATTTACAGTCTCTGTATCTGATGGAAGTCTTTTTGTTAAAGTTGGAGAAACAACACGCGACGCTATTATTGATGGTGATTTTTTATCTCTTTCGTGGTCGGTTTCTGAATTTACAGGCTCTTTGACTGTAACTTACTTTCCACGCACTGAAAGCTCATCCCTTAACTTCGCGTCATCAATAGACACTATTAATGATACAATCTACATAGGCAGTAATAACGGCTCTGATAATCTGAGCGTTAGAGTTAAAAACTTTTATTTTTACCCATCCGAAACATTTATAAATTCGGTTAGAGCATTTATAGGATCTGATTATGACAACGCAAATAGCTAGCGCATCCGGCAATCCGATTGAAGTCAAAGTAAAGTATGTTGGCGGACGCGGAGAGCCAGGTCAAGACGGCACTAACGGAAGTGGCCTAAACGACATTAGGTTTGTTGATATAATCAACCCAATGCTTTCTATTTTCAAAAAAACTCAAATCGCTGATGTTGTCGCGCCTGGCAATAGTAATGCTGATGTTGTCTGCATTAGAGCAACGACAAAATCTTACGTTGATCTTTACGGCGTTTTGAGAACAGCTGCGGCAAATGAAATTGCAATTGAAAAAGATGGCGCACTGATAGAAATGGCTTCAACTAATAAGTGTCTGTATAGCGAGCAGTACGACAACGCTGCTTGGAGTAAGTCTGGCGTAACAGTTGCAGCAAACAGCGCTACAGCGCCTGATTTAACAACAAATGCTGATACACTTTCATTCGGAGCAAGCGCAACAATAGACCAAGCAATATCAATTACAGGATCTGGTCAAAACATAACATACAGCGTTTTCGTTAAAGACAATGGTATCGGATTGGTGACAATGCGGTGGATTACAACAGGCGGCACTACTCAAGATTACTCTAACGTATTCGACTTTTCGACAGGTGATTTTAGCTCAGTAGATCCGAATTGCACAACGGAAGTTGTTAAGCTTGATAACGGATGGTACAAAATATGCGTAACAGCAACAGAAAACGGAACAGGAAGCACAGCATTTAGGCCTAGATTCTTTTCTTTAGCTGGCGGAAGCATGTACTCTTTCGGCTCGCAAGTTGAAGAACAAAAATCATGCACTAGCTACATCAAAACAACGACAGCATCTGTAACTCGTAACGCTGACAATATTGAAGTTCAGTTTTACAACAATGTAACCTTTAACGGTGAATGGACGTTCTTTGCTAACGTAAAGCTTTATGATAGAACGTCAAACGCTGCAATATGGGGCGTTGAACCGATACCAGCCGCAAACAATCCAAGATTGCTTGTAACATCAACGGGCTCGCTTCTTTTGGTTGATTCGACTGGTACAACAAAGACAATCGCAAGTGCTGGAGCAATACCAAACAATGAAGTTGTCAGAGTTGCAGTTAGATCTACAATAGGCGGCAATATTGACGCGGTAATCAACGGAGCGCCACAGCTTGCGCCACAAGTAGCAGATATAAGCAATATATCTACAGGGAACATGAAGATAGGCGAAACAGGACTTGCTGCTGAGCAAAAACGGGTAAACATTGACAACTTCACATGGTACGATAAATTTTTAACAGATGTTGAAATTGAATACTTATCAAATTAACTGCCACAGGAGCATTTAAAAATGAAATATATACTGCCATTATTATTTATATCATTTATGAGTATAGCTGACACTTACGAGCGTTTTGACTTGCCGTTTAAGGTTCAGCATTCTATGTCTAAAAGCATTCCAATCAAAGCTGAGATTGGCTCACAACTTAATTTTAAGCTTGATGGTGTTGATTACAGTGACTTATCAATAAGCTTTAGCCATGGATTCCATGTTAATACAATTCGAGACATCATCACGATTGAATTTGATAAAGAGGCAAGTATTAACGAGCCTTTTTACATCACGTTTACTGGATATATTACTGGTGACGTAACTTACAGCGCAATTAGCTTGACCGTTGATGAAATTGCTTTTGAATTCCTAGACTCAAGTCTTGAAATCAAAGGTGTTGATACTATCAGCGCAAATGCATCGAATGGATATTTAGAAGTTAACTCTAAAGCCGATTACTTTTCTAAAGATGAAAAAACGCTAGATTTTACAATTAGTGACCGCTCAAATCAGGTTAGATATGGCAATTACAATGACACATATTTTATGCCGAAGCTTAGTGATGATTTCAATTACAAATCACAACTATTAAAAGTAACTGTAAACGGTGTTCAAGTTCCAATTGAAAATGATGTTGTTTATGACAACTCAAAAGATTATAAAAAATACAGTATTGATTATGTTTATCATATCAATAGCTCTGAATGGAGAAGTGTTTTCAAGGTAAACAACGAGCTAAATGTTGCGGCTGATTTAAAAGTTGAAGTAAAGCTAACTCCGATAGTTGGCGGAAATCATCAATATGAAACTTATGCGTTTGATTATATTCAAATGATGCCAAACAGCGCTTTAAACGTTACATTGAGCGACATATTAAACGCAGGCCAAATTGACACTACAAAAGATTATCATGCAAAGATTATCTTTTACTCAAAGACAGATTTAAGCATTGCAAGCCAAAATGTATCGCCAGGCGGCAGAACTGTAAATATTGTTAAATGATAAAAGGGGCTTTCGCCCCTTTGCTTGGTATACCGCATCCATGCTATTTTAAACTTTTAATCTTTTCTCGCGTCTCTTTGCTTAACTTAAATCCTCGGTTTGCTAAGTTATCGAAAATTCCTTGGTGAGTGCCACCATCATTTAAAAATGCGATCATGCCCTCCCTGTCAGCATCAAAACCATTGTACCAAACAAGTTGGTCATCCTGATTTTTAGGCTTACCAGAAACGCCGTTAGCGTCATCATCCTCTTGTGCTAGACCGATAATTGCTGCGTAAGCATACCTGCGCTGATAAGTGATAGCAGAACCAAGCACTTGAGCTGGGTTTTTACCTGCACCACCCATAAGGTTTGCGTCAACCATAACAAACTCACTAGTTATATATTGACCGCTTGAATGAGTTAGAATAGTAATCAAGGTTTGCTTTCCATGCTCATTCATGCCAATCATTTGAGACACAGCCAAACCATTAGAAGCTAAAACAGGCTTTGCCGTGTTAATGCACATAGCTAAATCTGCGTATTTGTAACCGTGGCCAGGCTTATCTTTTGGTGCGTTTTCTAACTCACCTTGAAATTTACTTAAGGCTGCAAACAATTCGTTTACTTGATCTGACATTTTCATAATTAACACCTTGCACTTAGTATCTGCTCAATCTCATAGACAAGCGATTCGTTTCCATCCAGCTTTGCTTGTTCCAATGCTTTTAATAATTCACCTACGCTCATAAATCACCTATTTAAATTTAACCGAAGTAATGCCTATACTAGCAAGCGCATCTTTAAATGTAGAAAGTTTGCCTTTACCATTGTTCCACATATCATTGATAGTTGAATAACTATACCTAGCATCAATCTCACGCTTCATGCAATCATGCAAACCGGCGGCTGTTTTAATGTTTTTCTTTGCGCATTCTTCTTTTAAAGCTTCAATTAACATAATTTTTCCTCTAATTTTTCTGTATTGTATTATTTGAATTTATTAATTGTCAACAATTATTTTTAATAAAAATCATAAATAATATTTGACCGTTTTTATGTATTGGTATAAATTAACAGTTGAACATTAACTAATAGAGCAAATTAGTTTTTGTTATGTCGATTAGCCGCAGCTTACACAGTGCGGCATTTTTTACAGGTGACTTATGAGTAAAGCAACTGATTACGTAAGAAAGTGGATTAAAGAAGAAGAATTAAAAGCTCAAACTAAAAAAGCCGAATCAGCTTTGTTTGGTGAAATTAAAAAAGCGCCAGAACCAGAATTAATTATCAGTGCGGAAGATCAAGAGCGCATTGATAGAGAAGTAAACAGAAGATTTACCCGCGAGCTTTACCGTGATGGTTTACACGCTATCAAGAGTGAGCAAGAAATAAGAAGACAAGTTATAGAGTTATTTAAAATAGGTGAGTTATGAACGATAAAACTAAAATATACGATTACGCATGCAACGTTGTTAATTTTGGAGCGGTTGTTAAATTTCATAAGTTGGCTGAATGGATCGATGGTGGAGAATACAAAGTTGATGACGCCGTTGATGAGTGGATTAAAACCAACAAGGGTAGAGCATTTATGAGAGATTGGGCCAAACACAAGTTAAGCGGTAATGTTATGTTGCAATACAAAGAGCATTTAATAACACACACAGTTAATGTTTTAACAGAGCTATATGCCAATGGCAACAAGTTAGGGGTTAAGTGATGGATTATTCAAAGTTAAGTGATTTTGAGATTAATAAGCTTGTAGCTGAACGCTTGGCGTGGAAAAGCCCAAAATGCAAAAACGTAACCTTTGAAAATGGCTGCTTTTGGGTTGAATCATATGGTTTTTCTGCGTTTCCGATAGAAAGTTATTGCAACAACCCATCTGACGCATGGCCTATTATTGTTGAGAATAAGATAAGCCTACTAGAAAGTAGCGGGGAGTGGGAAGCTTCAATTGATTTTGAAGGTGTTGAAGAAATACACGGCACAGATGAGATGCTATCAAAATTCACAGGCCACAAAAACCCACTACGCGCAGCAATGATAGTTTACCTAATGATGCAGGACAACTAATGGACTTACACGGACTAGAAACAGGCACTTTCACAATGCTATGCTGGTGGATTGGATTGCTAACTATATACAGCAACATAGCAAGCTTTAACTTAACCGCTGGCGCTATTAGTTCGCTAGCTTATGTTTTTATAACCTGGATATATTTGGATTGAATTATGAACCTAACAATACCAAGCGCTGAAAAACTATCATTATTCGAGCTACAAGCTTGCGTAAGCGCATTTAAAGCATCATTTAAGACAAAGACACCGAGAGGCGGTAAAAAGCTTTATAAGCGCAGCAAGGACTTTCAACATGAATGTGATGTATTAATTAAACGAACCACAGAACGTGGCAATTATATAGCGGAGGTTAAGTGATGGAGTTTTTAATTTATTTGTTAATTGGGTTCGCATCATCGCTTATTTTTCAATGGTGCTTATTCTTTTTGCTTAAAAAAACAAAAGGCGCATAACAGCGCCTTTTTACTATCCGTTCACCTTACTCATGTTTCACAACATTAGCTCAGTATTTGCTACTTAACGGTGTAGCCCGAGATTTAATCACCTAAACCTTAGTAACTAACTTCATTTCTGATATAGAACTAATAATATTCTATTCACTTATGAATTGCCGTTATTGGCAAATTTAATTATATACCTTAATCACATCAGAGCAATCAACAAAATACATCTTTTTCGATCTTGGGTTGTAAACTCTAATTTTGTGTGACTTCTTAACAACCCCAACAATAACACCGCTAATTACTATTTTCTTATTAAAATTAAAGTCTATATTACAATCGGACTCCTTAATTCTTTTAGGTATTTTGTGGTAATCATCACCTTTAAAATCAATAAACCCAAACAAATTACCAAGGTAACTTAAAAGATCGTCCGATGCTGATTTATACTTATCAAGTAAAAAGTTTATTCTTTCCATTGATAAATAACCTCAAACAAATCATCTTCATGTTTCTTGGCTAGAGCGTCAACAACTTGGAATAGCTTTCCAATTTTATAACTTTCAGGGTTCTTATCATCAGTACTGTAAACAAAATCTTGATCCATTTCAGCCATACATTTTGCATTCCAACCTGAGACAATAAGAGCCAAAGCAAGCTCTGGTGTGTCATCAAATTTTTTGCTAATTGAGTTTATTTCTTCACTTATCTTTACGGCCAAATCAAAATCAAAACCATGATGTTTTAAGTCTTTTCGTGCGGCATCAACATCAAGACCGTATCGTGTATATGCTGTGGTTTTATCGTAATTCATTTGTAAATACCCTCTTTCAATTTGAAGTTATATTCTACCAACAATAGGAATAATCAACTATTTGTAAATTGTAACAAGATATTTCAAAGCTAATTTTATATATACCTCTTGCATAAAATAACAACATATACGATAATTACTAATGCGGTGTGGAAGCCGTTAAATGGTAAAGTAATTTAGGGTTTATTAGTACAGGTCTAGTGTTCGTGGGAAACTTCCACAAATACTTTACCGCCCCGAGTTACTGGGCTTGTACTAATAAGCCTTTTTTTGTGTCTGTTTTTCGTTATGGACATTTAGCAGAGTTGCACAGACACAATCCCTTTCTAAGTTTCCACAGATTAAGAATATCCCACTTACCGCAAAACGGTTTCCGTATATGCACAACGGTATATAAACGCATAGACAACTTAACAGCTTTTTAACCTCACACGGGGATAAAGGATAGGTAGACGGGAAGATAGCCTTAATTGGTTTCCTAGACTGAGAAGTCTTTAAACATGCCGCCATATCTAAAAGTTGTTTTGAATATTTATTTGTATTGAATAGTTATAGGGTATCTTCCCTTATGTGTTCAAAAAGACTCTTATTATCTAAAGGAAAGTGATTATGAATATTGAAGTTTTAACCACAAAGAAAAAGCTAAGTAAATCAATTGTGAAGCAGTTGGAGTCAGCTAATTTAAATGATATTGAGTATTTCAATTCGATGCCAACAATTGGTTATTATGTTAGGGGTTTAGGTGGGGTATTCCCGCCAAGGGTGGCTATTTTTGAAGGGCTTAACGGATGGAAGATAATCGGTTTAAGAGATTGGGAAGCTAGATGTGACGACAGAATAGAGTGTAGCGCTAGAGATATTGGTAAGAGAGGAACTAGCGTTAAATATATAAATGACGCAAAAAAGTATATTGATAGCTATAACAAGATGAAAGAAGAGTGCCTAAAAAACCATTTAATACTATGAGTAAAACACTCAACAAAACACTAATAAGAACCAGTAAACAAATAGCAAGAGCAAAACAGAAGTTAAAACACAGTAAAGCACAGAAAGATATAAACCAAGCTAAGGATGAGCTTGAGAGGCTTGAAAGTAAAAAGCTAAGGATAGAACAGCAATTGCTATTTAATGAATTGGAAAAATTGAAAGAGTCTTGACGGCTCTTTTTATTTAAACTAACATACACACGGACAACACACTAAATACACGGAGCTATATAGAATGGGGTTATCACGTAGAAACGTGTTTTTATGCAATGATGATTATGAATGGTTTATGAATCACGCTAAGACGCTGGATGAAAGAAACGCGGCTTACTGCATACGCGAAGCCATGAGGGATTATCGCAAGAAGCACGAAAAGAAAAAGCCAGCAGCTAATGTTGCTAAAGTTGAAGAAGATGCAATTGGTTATCTTGATTGTACTAACGGGCAGTATCCAGTTACGCAAAAAGATATTGATACATGGTCAACTGCTTACCCTGCTGTAGATATTGGTTTTGAGCTAAACAAGATCCAAGCGTGGCTACACTCAAACCAAAGTAAACGAAAGACGGTTAACGGCTGTAAGCGTTTTATTAATTCATGGTTAGAGAAAGCACAAAACAACGGGGGTTCAAATGGACTTCAAAAGCAAAATGCAACAGGTTATCAAAACGGGCGCAACGCAGACCCAATGGCAGGAGTCAACGCAGCGATTGAACGCAGAGAGTTCGAGCGAAACAATCAGCGGAATGAACAAATTGGACTGGCTATGGAAAACGGGTGCGGAGCTTTACCGTACAAAGTGGACTAGAGACTGGGGTGATGAGCCATCAGAAACGCTTGAGCAGCTACTAGGAAAGCTTTCAGCTAAGGAGATTAAGTTGGGCTTTAGTGAGTGCATTAAGCAGGCTCAGAATGGCAAAGAATGGCCTCCAGTTCCAATTACGTTTATTAGTATGTGCAAAAACGCCGGTATTGATGTTGATGGAAGTTTTGACAGGTTTATCAAAAGAGAACCGGCAGCTGATTTATCTGAAAAAATAACGCGAGGCGAAATTGGTTTTAACTGCCGGTCTATGGCAGATGATAAAGCTAGGAAGCTATGGGCGCAGCATTACAAAGTAAATTACCAGAAAATGAAAGGGGGTAAATTACAAGCTTGCGAAACCAAAATGCTAACCGAGCATGTTTCAACAAAGGCAACTGATACTATGCGCGATAACTTCAAACCATCAACCAGGCAAAGCGCTGAAATGATGCAAAGGCTAAAAAAAATTAGGCGGTCAAAATGATTTTACCAAAATGGTATTTTTATCGAGGCCATTGCAGCGACTTGGAATTTATCAAGGCAAGAATGTCACACATACCAAAAGATTTACAGCAATCTGTATCTGATGAGTATGAGAGGTTATTTTGCAACGGAAAGCCTGTTGCAATGGCAAGTGGTAGAAAGCAGGCAAATGAATATCTGCATGAACTGGCAAAAAAGTATCGACAAGAAAGATCGCCAGATGCGCTAGATAGGCACAGGCAACAAATGATTGAAATGTCCGATACTAAAAAACAGGTAAAGCAAAGCTCTAGTTCAGTAGCTTACAAAGGTAACGGCACTAGACCAAAACATTTAACAATAGATTTATAGGTGAATAAGATGAAACAAGTGGTTAGCTTTAGCGGTGGAAGAACCAGCGCTTATTTATGCAAAGTAATGATTGAAAAATTCGGTCGTGAAAATGTTGATTTTGTTTTCATGGACACAGGTGCAGAGCATCCTAAAACATACGAGTTTATAAAAAATGTTAATGAGCATTTTAATTTAAACTTAACTTGCTTGCGCGGCGACTTCACGCTGCCAATCGGTAAAGGTGTTAACTATAAGGTTGTTGATATTAGCGAATGCAAACCAGACCTTAAACCTTACAGTGAAATGATGGCTAAATATGGAGTACCATACATTGGCGGTATGTTTTGCACTGACCGCATGAAGCTAAAGCCGTTTAAAAAATATTGCGATGAAAAGTATGGTATTGGAAACTATGAAACATGGCTAGGCATTCGAGCTGACGAGCCAGCGCGTTTAGTTGGAAAGGAATTGTATTCAATATGTAAAAAATCAGGCATGAATGATGATGACATTTACACCCTATACATGAACCAGTCAAATACACCGGAATCTTGCCCGTTTGATGGGATGTTTACAAGTAATCATATTCACTACTCGCTTGAGCGAATATGCGAAATGACAGATAAAAGAATTGCTGCAAGTAAAAAAAACAAACTACACAATATGGCTGAGATAACCTCATCTGAAAAAAGCGATGTTTTAAGCTTTTGGAAAGAAATGCCATTTGATTTAGGAATTGACGAATGGTTAGGCAATTGTGTTTTTTGCCCTAAAAAATCAGATTTAAAACTTGCGGCGGCACAAAGGGATGAGCCAGAAATGTATCACAGCTTTTTAGAAATACTAGAAGGTGAATCGGTTCGCATCGACAACAAAACAGGAGTTAAAGAACAGATGTATAGAGGGAAAAAATCACTACAGCAAGTTGTTGCAATGTTTGATGGTTCAACTGGTTCTGAAATTAAATCAAGAATTCGCGGCGCAAAAATGACTGATACAAATTCATGCAGTGAATCGTGCGAGGTTTTTAATGATGAAACACAAAAAGAATTCGATTTTTAATTAAACTATAAGGTGAATTATGAAACAAGCAAAGCAAAAGAAGTGCAAGCAATGTAACTTGCTATTCACACCTAGAAATTCATTGCAAAAAGTTTGCAGTCAAAAATGCGCAAACGAATACGCAATATCTGAACGTGAAAAGAAAGAAGCAAAAGCAAAGAATGATGAAGTTAAGCGAGTACGCCAGAAGCTAAAGGAGCTAGACAAAACTTCATTGCCATGGCAGCACAAGCAAACACAAAAATCATTCAACAAGATGCGAAATCTGCAAGAGCTACTTTGGTTTAAAGAAAGAGGATTGGAGCCTGAATGTATATCATGCGGCAAAACAAAAATGGATTGGTGTTGCGGCCATTTAAGAACCGTAGGCGCTCACGGTGAGCTTAGATATGATGAGGTTAACACTTACCTACAATGTAACAGATATTGCAACAAGGGGCTTTCTGGAAATATTAACGGAAACAAAACAACAAGAGGATATATCCAAGGTTTAAAAGATAGATTTGGAGAGAGTAAAGCCAGCGAGATAATCGCATACGTTGAAACCAGACCTAATAAAAAATGGACTTGGCAAGAGGTCGAATCAATTAGAAAGAATTGCAATGAAGAAATAAGAAAAATTAAAAAAGCGCTTGACTCTAACATATAGATAAACTATGCTTTCCATATTGGAGGTAACATGAAAGCAAAGAAAGAAATAAACTTCTTAGACGTTGAGTTAGTAAAAGCAATTCAGCTTTACGCTGATGAAAACACAGAAGGTAACTTTAATTTAGCGGTTCGCCAGTTGTGTAAAAATGGCGTTGGATTTAACAAGAAATGCCGGTCACGTTGTCCGGTTGGTAAATAACTCTGCCATCCACTTGCGAAGTACTGTGGAATGGTTTGTTATGCGCTTTGCACATTGTTGATTAATGGAGAAATAGAATGAAAAGAGCAAGCCCTATAAATGTACGGAAAAGTCTGGAAATGGTTGAGTTGTTCAAAAATGCCGGAATAGATTTTATACCCGTACCGGTAGCTACTGAAGAAGAACGAAAAGCCATGATTGAAATGGCTATGTCAAAGCTAGAAGACGTTGATATTGAATAGCGTATAACAAAAGGCTTTATTGCGCGAATCGTCATTAAAATCGAAATGTTATTAATTAAATAAATAGGTGAATGTATGGAAGGTTGGAAAAGTATTTATATTTACACACCAAAAGACCAGCAAAAAGTGGCGTGTAGACGATCAGGCGAGGATGGTTACACTGGAAATGCAACCTATGACGCAAGGACGGCAACGTTTAGAACGTACCAAGATAAGGGAAATAGAATGGTTATAACCGTTTGGAAGTGCGATGAATGGAAAGCCTCCAAAGAAATTAAAGGCGAAATAGATAATCCGTGATTAAAGACTTTAAACTAACACCAGCTATGTTACCTGAGTTAATAAGACTATTAAAAGAATTATTAACATCAGGTAAAGCATACAGGGTTAATGTTAAAGAGTGGAGAGAGCAAAGAAGTCTATCGCAAAATTCTCTTATGTGGGTATGGCTTGGCATTATATCCAAAGAGATTAAAACTAACGACCAGCAGCACAAGGATGAGGTATGGCACGAGTATTTTAAACAATACTTTTGCCCTGCAAAATCAATCACAATGCCAGCTGGTAAAGATGTAATAGTTAAAAGCACAAAGCTATTAGATGTTGGCGAAATGTGTCACTACATGACGCAAATTCATAACTGGGCGGCTGGTCACTTTTTAGTTTTACCGGTGCCAGAGAATAGCGAATATAAACAAAATTTAGATAAGCAAGAGGCTTAAAATGGCATCAAGAGGAATTAACAAGGTTATACTTGTTGGTAATGTAGGGCAAGATCCAGAAGTGCGCTACATGCCAAATGGCGGAGCTGTAGCAAACTTAACACTTGCTACAAGTGAAAGCTACAAAGATAAAAACACAGGACAGCAAGTTGATAAAACCGAATGGCACAAGGTTTCATTCTTTGGCAAGCTGGCGGAAATTGTAGGCGAGTATGTCCGAAAGGGATCGCAAATTTACATCGAAGGAAAGTTGCAGACTCGCAAATGGCAAGACCAGCAAGGCCAAGACCGCTACACAACTGAAATTATCGTTGATGGCTTTAGTGGCGTCATGCAAATGTTAGGCGGTAAAAATGAACAGGCTAGCCAAGGCGCTAATAATGTACAGCCTCAGCAGGGCGGCTTTAATCATCAGCAGCAAGGTGGATTTGCACAACAACAAAGCCAAGGCTTTGCACCACAGCAACAAGGCGGCTTCGCCCCACAGCAATCAGGCGGATTCAATCAGTGATCCGCCGATAGATTTTGATGACGATATTCCTTTTTAATTAACGCGCCTTCGGGCGCAATAGGTGAATTATGAAACTAACAAAACAAGAAATTGTAGAAAAATTAAAAACAGTAAACAAAGAATTTACAGAAGAAAAACTTAATTGCTTGCTTGACACATTCTTCAACGTTGAAAATAGACCAGCGATTAACAGCAAGACATTCACAGTAATGCGAGAGGCTACAGGTTTAAAATTCAACGGAAAATACATCCCTCGCGAAATTGACGCCTTAGTAATGCTTGGTTTTGAGCTTGCACCAACTAAAAATGAAAAGACCACCAAGCGCTACATGGTGGGGCAGGTTACAAGCCAGGTTAGAGCAAGTAAGCAGGTAATACTAAAAGTTTATGATAACTTGATACATCCTTACAGAATTACCGCTGATGCACTGCATAGAAAATTGCCATCAATGATCGGTGAGGGAGCGCACCCGCAAACAATTAAGAAAATAGAAGGTTTATTTACTGATATGGGTGCAAAAGTTAAACCTGTATACATAAGAACTGGCGGCGGCGGTGGCGGCACAAAAGGTATGAAGTTTAATCAAACAATAGTTATTGATGACGGTATTATTCGCTGGAATCCACCTAGCAAGCTAATGCCAGAGCAATTTAAGCACCTTGATAATGCGTGGTAATAATTATGAATCGTTTAGAGGCAATAAAAAAGGCGGCAGGCAAAAAAGGCAATAAGCTTATAGCTGAATTTGTTTTTGATGTATGCGTTGACCGCCCTGAGCGATTATCAGCAGTTGAGATAATAGATCGACTAGAGTGTATTGACGTATTCACCAATCAAAACACTGTTAATAGATTTATACGCAAGTATATTGAATACGGGTTTTTTGTTGGCGAGCAACCAGAAACTAGGGGTAATGATTTTATGAGCGGGTTTAATTGGAATCCAAAGCCATTAGATAAAAATCAATTTAAACATTTAAAAGGGGCTTGGTAATGAATCCAGAGCAATTACTAGAACTAATTATCACACCTACCCATAAATACATGGGCGGTAACTATCAGAGCGATCCAGCTGACTTACTAAGCTTGTGTACTGCGGCAATTGAGTCTGACTGCGGTTATTACATTAAGCAAGTAAACGGGCCAGCTTTGGGTGTTTGGCAAATGGAGCCTGTGACGCATGATGGTATATGGGTTAGTTGTGATGCGCTAAATAACAGCGTTTTCAACCGTAAAATATACGCTATTTGCGGATATGCTAGTGACGATGCCCTGGTTGAGTCGCCGCGCTACGCTTGCGCCATGGCTAGATTGAAGTACGCCATGGACTCAAATCGGTTACCGGAAGTTACAGGCGACAGAAAAACGGACGAGCGAGCTTTTTACGACTACTACAAGCGCGTATACAATACAGAGCTAGGCAAAAGCACATTCGCAAAGTGGCAGGTAAAAATGGAAAAGCACAAAGTATTTGAAGTTTTTTACAAGCTACGTGGTTATGTATAATGAGCGAGAAAAATGCTAGTTAAGCAACACAGAAACAAAAAGACAAAGCAGAGTAAGTTTAAGTTTACTTTGTTTTGCATCGCGGCTTTTGTAGTTGCAAGCCTGGTTGTTTTATTTGGGTTTATGCGGGGTTAAATATGAACTGGTTTAGCGTATTTGGTAAAGGTGATGTAATCGACAAAGCTGCAAGCGGCATTGATAAGGTTATATTCACCGATGAGGAAAAGTCAGACTACATACTGAAACTGCTAAAGGCTTACGAGCCATTTAAACTTATGCAGCGCTATCTGGCGGTTATGTTTGGTGGAACATATCTATTAGTTTGGATTGCTTGTGCTATCATGTTTATTGTAGGCGCTGTGCTTGGTAATGGTGAGTTAATCCAAGGCTCTGACATGTTGGCCCAAAGAAATAACGAGGCACTTGGAACACCAGTAAGCTTGATTATGTCTTTATACTTCGGAGGCGGAGCGATAGAGGGGATAATTAATGCGAAATGGAATAGTTCAAAATGAGCGATAACGTAGAAATTGTAGACTTTGGCATAAAGACTGGTGCAGTAGCAGACTTTGAGCGAGAAATGGAAAAGGTTATTTGGCAATACGCAGAGCATATGACTGTGGCTGAGTTGCTTGGTACGATAGAATGTGTAAAATACAAAGTAATCAACACCATTGATGACTGTTGATGTCCTGAAAATTATGATTGATCAAACAAAAAGCGCTAAATAGGCGCTTTTTTATTGCGTAAAATAAAGTTGCAATGTTAAATATATAGGTATACACTTAGTAAAAATACACAACAAACAAACAAGGTGATTTATGTTGATTTCCGTATCTGAAAGTAATGAGGTTGTAAACTTTGAAAAAGTAACATCCGTTGTTTTTTGTCAATCCCCCATAACTAATAGAGGTGAGCCGTACTGGTGGGTGACGTTTTTTTATGATTCCTTTGATGGTGATGATTACCTAAATACTCAGTATAAATTCAAGACTGAGGAAAGATTTTTGCAATTCAAGAACAACTTTTATAGTGCTTTTGAGCCTGTTTTATTATGACACCATCACAATACATAAAATCAAAAACCAGTCATCTAAAAGCTAACGTAACTATACAAATGGTAGCTGATAGCGTAGATAAGAGCCGTCAAACGGTAGCTAACTGGTACAAAACAAACCGCAAGCTATTAGATGCTTGCATATTAAAAACAATTAAAGATTTATCAGGTGATTTATGATTAACTGGCTAATAACTAACATACTAATGGGTGGGTATGATGACTAAAAACGCAATTACAGTAATAGACCAAGAGCTTATTGATTGGTTTGATAATGAATTTGTATTCGATATAAACAATCCAGCTATTGTTACCGCACAAGTGGAAGAACTACTTGAGATGGCTAAAGACCTAATAGAGATTAACGCAGAGCTAACTAAGCGTGAGCAGAAGGTGTTAAGTTTAATTAATGGCAATTCATGGAATGGATATAACGCAGTTGATGTTATTGATGCTCTATATGTAATTTTAAGAGGTGAATGGTAATGAATGATGTGGAATTAAGCCCAAAGCTTGATAGATTGTTTGATGATAATACTGTTGATAACGACTTTATTGCTCATCCTGATTTTGTTTACGATAAATTGCTAGAGCTAGAGTGTGAAATCAAAAAACTCCAAGCTGAAAACGCAGAGCTTAAAAAGCAACTTAGCGAAGCGTATAAACACACATTTCAAGTGTAGCGAAAAAGCCTCTTAACGGGGGTTTAACTTAAAAGGTGAATATCATGAGCGATAGAATCTCAATCAACAACAAACCATGTAAATATAGATTCAATTACGAAAGGTTTAAATTTGCTTACAATACGGCAGGTGAATTAGCACAGTTGATTTATGCTAATTGCAAGGTTGTGGAAAACCCATATGAACCACAAACAAGCGAGTATGAAGAATTTAACGAGACTATTTACTCACTTCAAAACAAATCCTATTAACTAGGCTTTAACTTTAATATATAATAAAGAGGATTTTAACTAATGGAGATTGAAGCATGGGCACAGGCTCTCAGCGTCCTCGCGACGAAGGCGACAAAGATAAAAAGTAATATCATCAATGATGATTTAATATTTTACTCGCTCTATGTGCTAGTAATGGCTATTGGGGCGAGGTTTAAAATAGAAACTGCAAAACCTTCAAAAGTCCTACCGTTAGTTTTATCCCTTTTATTTTGCCAGCTTGCGTATACGTTAATGCTCAATGAAAAAGAATCAAACTACTACATAATAACTACAATGTTTTACGTGCAAGCAATGTTTTACTATTCTAAGCTAAATTTAAAAACAGCAATAGCTTGTGCTATCATGGCGTTATATCTTTTTACAATGTCACGGGAAGCGGCCTATTATGAGAATTATGGATCATCCTTTAGCGATGTACTTCACGATTCTTATTGGATGGTTATATTCCTACTTCATTGTATTATCTGCGCTTCCTTTTTTTCTAGACGTGAATACAAGAGAGCTTACATGGGGCTGCGTTCATGTGTACGTGGCACTTAGATTGATTGAAGGGCTGTATTTGCTATACTATCGTATAAGATACAGACAAATGCTAACTTTTAAATATGTCGAACCAGAACGAGATAACAGAACTTCGCAGTGATATTAAAGAGCAAACAAAAGAGATTGCTAACTTAACTACAAGCATCACTCAGTTAGTTGAAAGCTATAAATACCACAAAGAAGTAACAGACAGCCACACGCAAGAGATTAAAGTTTTGCATGAAGCTAACAATAATACAGATGCAAAGTTCAACGAATTCTTACTTGAATACAAGCCAGTCTTAGATCAGGCAAAGGCAAGTAACGAAAAGTACAAAGATACACTATCAGAAGCAAAGAAGTTTTTTGATGGTAGAAGCATTACAAAGCAAAGAGCGATTACAGCTGTTGTTTGTGCATTTTGCATTGCGGTAGGCGCTAAAGCACCAGATGTATTAAAATTATTTATGTGATTAAACCCGACAAGACCACAGCCAACTAGTTTGGCTTTTTTTATATCTGTGTTAATATGATTACACAGCAATTCACTCTAATTGTTTTTGTTGATTCATAATTCACCTTGAAGCCCAATTTTCACAAGTTGGGCTTTTTTTATGCCTATGTTAAAATATACAAAAGAACTGAGTTCAAACATTTTCTAATAGGGTTAGATGATGAAATTAACCAACAAGCAAGACGCCTTTGTTAAGGCTTATTTGCTAAATGGTTTCAATGCAACACAGGCAGCTATAGAGGCAGGGTATTCAGAAAAAACCGCGTACTCTATAGGTAATGAGAACCTGAGCAAACCTGAAATCAAGAAAGCAATAGAAGAACACCAAAAAAAATCAAACGAAAACTTCGCGTGGTCTAAGCAGAAGAAACTGGAAATGTTGGAGCGCGTAGCTATTCAGTGCTCACACGATAGCGAAGAAAAGGGTATGTTAAACGCCCAGGCTGTTATAGCTGCAATTAAAGAGCATAACTTAATGCAGGGTGATAATGCGCCAACACAAACAGAAAACACGCACAAGATTATCCCAGCTGACGATACTGAATGGTAGACCTTCGCAAGTTTCAGCAACACGTAAAAGACAAGTCGCCGGCATTCGTACCTTTATTTACTCACAAGCACAGGTACGAAGTTGCGTGGGGCGGTGCTGGTAGCGGTAAATCTCATATTGTAGCTAGAAAGCTACTTTATAGAATGCTGCAGGAGTCACACGTAAAGCACAATATACTAATTATTCGTAAAGTTGACCGCACCATTAAAAAGTCCACCTGGACGCTAATGAAAAACATCATTAGCAAATGGGGTCTAACTGACCAGTTTCACTTTAACCAGACTGACCGCACCATGATATGGAAGGAAAGCGCCTCTCAGTTTATGTTTAGCGGCTTGGATGATGTTGAAAAGCTAAAGTCTATCGAGGGCGTGACGAGCATCTGGTGTGAAGAAGCGACCGAGCTTTTGCAAGAGGACTTTGAGCAGCTTGATTTGCGCCTACGTGGTGAGCATGGGTGTTTAAAGCAAATAACCTTAACTCTTAACCCAATAAGCGAGCAACACTGGATTAAAAAAATATTCTTTGATGATCCAATTGATGATGTGTTTACACTCAAGACAACTTACCTTGACAACTCATTTATTGATGATGAATACAAACTGGTAATGGGGAACAAGAAGAAGTCAAATCCTCGCTATTACAACATTTATGCTTTGGGTAACTGGGGTACGGCAGAAGGTCTTATATTCAATAATGTTACCCAGCGATTAATCAAAGAGGATGAGCTTATCGGGCTTGATTGTATACAGGGCTTAGACTTTGGTTACACTAACGACCCTACATCGTTTAATTTAAGCTACATCGACAGAAAGAATAAGCGCCTATTTGTATATGACGGATTCTATGAGAAAGGAATGAGCAACGAGCGCATTGCGGAGCGGATGAAAGAGAAGCTTGTTCATAGGCATATGACCACAGCAGATAGCGCAGAACCAAAATCAATCGACAGTTTGAAAAGCAAAGGAATAAGAATAGAGGCAGCCAAAAAAGGCAAAGACTCAATTAATGCTGGTATCGACTTCTTAACAGAGTACGAAATAATAATAAATGCTCATCTAGTTGAATTTATGACCGAAGCTCTGAATTACTCATGGGATATTGACAAGAAAACAAACAAACCGACAAACAAACCTATTGATGACTTCAATCATTTTTGGGATTCACTTAGATATGCGACTGAAAAATATCACGCTCGCGGCAACTCTCGAAGATTTGCTATGCGTAACTAAGGTGTTAAAATGAACAATATTATAGTATCGGACTTTTAAAAATGGCTACAGAATTAAGCAA